GCCCATTTACGGGATGGTAGTTCTTTGTAGAGTTCGGATAACTTTGCATTAAGTTGATTCATTGAGAGATCTCTTAATTCTCTGGATTCAGTGCATTTCATAGTATAGATGATTATAAGTAATAAGTATCATCTGCCCAGTTTTCTCCTACGACATCCTGGATGTTTTGGATTTTCTTCTGGGATTGGTAGGAAGTTCTTTCCATTACAGAAGGTATAGCATCCTCCTCCCTCTTCTAAGGGTCTCTGACATTTTGTGCAGATATGGGTTGAATTGGATTTAGGTTTCATGATTAGTATTTTATTTGGATGATTACCCAAGAAACTATCAGTATTACAGCTACCAGGATTATCCATTCCAGTAATGCTTGCAATAATAACTTAAGTGTTTTCATATCCAGCTATCTTTGAGTTACTAGATTGGGTAGTAGCAGCGGATAGAGATGATACCTCCGTGATTGCGGATTACCCATGTTTGTTCGTATTCGAAATAATCCAGAGACTCGTAAATAT